TCTTTAAAAGATAAAATAAAAGAACTTAAAACTGAAAGAGATTTATTAGATGTAACAAATATAAAGGCTATTAATAGAACTAATCAAGATATAGAAAAAACGCAAAAATTAATAGATAAATTAGAAGGCAAAAAGAAAAGCATAAAAGGTGTTGCAAAAGCACAAGAAGAACTAGATAAAAAATTCATATCAAATGTTTCTGAAGAATATTGGAATAATTTAGTTGAAGATGTTTTAAGTGGTAAATCAACAGTTGAACAAGCAGAACAAGATTTAGCAGATTTTCAAATTGAATTAATTAACAACCTATTATTAGATGAAAGTTTAAGTACAGCACAAAGAGCAGAATTAGACAATCAATTGACACAACTTAAATTACAAAATTATAAAAAAACCACTCAAGCATCTAAAGATTCAGCACAAGAACAAAAAGATATTGAATTAGCAAATTTAGAAATATTACAAACTGCAGCAGGTGCTATTTTTGATATAATGGGTCAAAATGCAGACAGAAAATTAGAACAAGAAAGAAAAAGTTTAGAAGAAAGAAAGGAAGCAGGAGTTATATCTCAAGAGGAATATGAACAGGAAGTTGAGAAGGTTCAAAGAAAAGCATTTAAGCAAAAAAAGAAAAGAGATAGCATGGAGGTTATTATGAATACTGCAATGGCAGTTGCTAAAGTATTTGCTCAAACAGGAATTTTTGGTTTTGCTGCAGTTGCCCCTATTATAGCAGTAGGCGCTGCTCAATTAGCATTAATTCAAAATCAGAAGTATGCACTAGGAGGTATGATAGAAGAATTTGCTAATGGTGGGATGGTGCAAGGTAAATCACACGCTAATGGTGGTGAGAAGTTTGCAGTAGGTGGTAGGGTAGTAGAATTAGAAGGTGGTGAGGCAGTAATAAATAAAAGAAGTACAGCAATGTTTAGAAATCAATTATCAGCAATGAACTCTGCAGGAGGAGGTGTTAAGTTTGCAGATGGTGGATTACTTAATATGCCTTCATTCTCACAACAACAATTCAATGCACTAGGACAAAATCAAATGATGGGTGCTATGGGAGGTGCTAGTAAAGTAGTAGTAGTTGAAGCAGATATAACCTCAACACAAAACTCAGTTAGTGTGATAGAATCAGATGCAATAATTTAATAATCAAAGAAATAAACAAATGTTTGTTGATAACAAAACCAAATTAGAAAGGCTAGATATATGTAAAAGTTGTAGTTTTTACCGAAACTTTATGTTACTAAAGAAACCTAAAATAGCAAGAGGGGCAAGATGTGCTGATTGCAAGTGCTTCCTAGATGCGAAAACATCTTTAACAAAAGAGTTCTTTGGTAAGTGTCCTCAGAATAAATGGTAAAAAAACATATATGAATTTCCAAGAAATCGCTAACAATTACGCAAAGACTAAAAGAAAGATGATGACTGATGCAGTTATCAGAAACAAAAACCACACTAAAAACTTTCCAACGTATCAAGCAGAATCTTTAGGATTAATGTTTGCAGAGTGGCATTTATTATTCCCACAACACAAACAAGATATGAAATGTACTTCTTGTAGGGCAGCAGTATGTAAGTTTTGGGAAAACATGGTAGAAGAGTGGATAGCAATAGAACAAACTCCTAAAAAAAGAAATGGCTCAAAAAAAGCAAAGGCAAAATAAAATAGATGTAGTCAAAGACTTCATTGAAATTGCTGGAGAAGGCTTAGAGAAAAGATTTGGCTCTTCACCAACCTGCAAAGATGTTGTAAGGCATTTTGTAGAAAGAGGTATTATTGACCCTAAAAGACTTAGAAACTATATGGTTATTGCAGACTTTGATAGAATGTTAGTAGGCAATGAGGGTAGTAGAACTAACACTTGGATGGATTTATCTATTAAGTACGACATAAGTGAAAGTCAAGCACAGAATATAGTTTACAAGGAGAGAAAGAAGTCCACACCATCTAGTAATATCACATATTAAAAGTTTTGTACGAAAATAAGGTAAACTAAGGTTTATTATATTCTATTTTTGCCTCTATGACAGAAAAATGGTATAACATTCAGAACAAGGCAGGAAAACCTGCTGATGTATATATCTTTGATGAAATAGGAACTTATGGCATAACTGCACAAGAGTTTATTACTGACATTAAAGATTTAAAAGATACGCCAATCAACTTACGCATTAATAGTTTAGGTGGTGATGTTTTTGATGGTATGGCGATGTATAATGTAATCAAAAGGAGAGAGGCTAAGACTACAGTTTACATTGAGGGTATAGCAGCGAGTATTGCTACTATTATATCTCTTGGTGCAGATGAGGTTGTTATGGCTGAAAATTCTTTGTTTATGATTCATAATGCTTGGGGTGGTACAATGGGTGAGGCTAAAGATATGAGAAAGACAGCAGAAACTCTTGAGAAAATCACAGGCGAACTGACAGACATTTATAGAAAAAAGACAGGATTATCTTATGATGCTCTTGCAGAGATGATGGATGAAGAAACTTGGTTAAATGCTAACGAAGCATTAGAAATGGGTTTTATTGATACTATCTCTGATTCTATTAAAGTTGCTGCGAAGTATGATGTTTCTAAGTTTAAGAACATCACACAGGAAGAGATACAGAATAAATTAAGTATTAATATAAATAACAAAAAAATGACTAACGAGTTAAAAGAATGGTTTAACAACAAAGTTGAAGAGATTGTTACTGCTGTAAAAGGTGATGTAAAAGTTTCTGCAGATGTTGCTGAACAAACTGCGATAACTGTTAATCTAGGAGATAATGATGAGATAAAAAATAAAATTTCTGAGTTTGAGTCTAGTAACATTGAATTATCAAACAAGATTTCTTTGTTAGAAGAAGAATTAGTTGCTTCAAAAGGAACTAACGAAACTTTGACACAAGAAGTTGAAGCGTTAAACGCTAAAATCAACAAAGCAGATGCTAAAGGTACTGAGATTGTAACTGAAGCAGACCCTGTTGTAGTTGAGAACAAAAAAGAAGATGCTAATGCAGGTTTTTACAATGCAATGGCATCAAGAATTAGAAACAAATTTAATAATTAAAAAATAAAATAAAATGGCAAATGTAGCAACAAATAGTATCGCAGCAACTTATGGTGGTGCGCAACTAAACGAGATATTTTACGAGCCAGTATTTAGAAGTGATGAGATTATGCGTAACTATAGAGTTATTCCTAATGTTAAACATAAAATGAATGTTTACACTTCTGCTGCTCTAACTAAAATTGTAAGAAAACAAGCAGGATGTAATGATGCTGAAGCAGGAACTTTTAATGTAGATGACAAGGTAATTACAGCAGGTAGAATGAGAGTTGCTTTATCACAATGTAGTGATGAGTTTTACGGAACTTATATTGAAGAAATGTATCGTTCTGGTGTAGATGTTAATAATATTGAGGGAACTCAATTAGCAGATGCAATCGTAAACAGAGCAGTATCAGGTATAGCACAAGATGTTGTAAGATTAGCATGGGGTGGCGATACTGCAAATGGTTCTGCAGATTACTTACAAATGGATGGATGGATGAAATTAATGGCAGCAGAAACTGTAATTGAGTTTGCTGGAACAGAAGCAGCACCAACTGCAGCAGATGCAATCGGATTACTTAGAAATGTATATGACCAAGCACCAGCAGCACTTCAACAAGTAGCAGCAGGTAATAAGAAAATGTTTGTAACTCCTAAAATCTATAACGCTTACTTAGCAAACTTAGAAACTTCTCCAACTGCAACTGCTGACTTAGCAATTGTAAATCAACAAGAGGGTATTCGTAGAGTAATGTTTAGAGGTGTTGAGTTAGTACCAATGTACGAGTGGGATACTATATTAGCAGATACTGACCCTGCTTTATTTACTACTGCAGCAGGACCAAATGTTAACAATGGTGTATGTTACTGTGCAGTTGAGAACTTAATCATTGGTTCTGATGTAACTGATCCTGAAGGTTCTTTCAAAGTTTTCTATGATGACTTAGAAGAAAAAATGTTCTTCAGAGGTTACTTCAAGTTAGGAGTACAGTATTTATACTCTTCTCTTGTTCAATGGGGAATTGTAGCATAACAATAATGTAATAATAGAGAGTGTGTAAAAGCACTCTCTTAATTACTTTTTAAATAATTAATAAAATAATAAAAAAATGGCAATAGATACAGGTTTAGGTGTAGTATGTGCTGACTTACAAGCAACAGGTGGTATTTCTCAAATTTTAATTAGAGAATGGGCTACTGCAGATGTAGTTACTTATGGTGCAGGAACAGCACACACTATTACAAATATTCAATCAGGTGGTGATTCTGCTTGGTTTGTTTATGAATTTAAAAATGAAGTACCTGCAATGACTATTACTGCTTCTAAAGAAAATGGTTCAACTGCATTTGAGTGTAGTTTATCATTTATGCTTCCTAATATGGATGCAACAAAATTTGAAGAGTTGAAAAACTTTGAAAATGCTTGTATGATGGGGTTAGTTTTAGACACGAATGGTAATTGGTGGACTTTAGGGGTTAGTTCAAAATATAGAAACGAGGCTGTCGCAGCGAGAAGCCAGACTTACTTGAATTTAACAGGTTTTGAAG